AGGGATCAACCTTCAATTCCTCAATCCATGCGGCTGCGCCAGATCCCGAATAATGCTCGACATCAATCGCAATCTTGATGCCGCGTACATCAGCCTCGAAGTTCTCAACGATTTTGGTAAGGCGCGTTTCTTCTACAAACTGTTCGTTAGCCATAACACCTCCTTCATGCGCAATAGCGCGATGTATGTGTTTAGGTAGTATAGGGGTAGTTAATGTTGTGGAATGTGGCAATGACGCCAGTTAATGTGGTAACAACACCACGTTGTTTGGCATTTAGATAGTCGCGCCAGGCGTCATTTCAATTATCGTAAGGCATCGGCAACTGTTTGCGCCGCTCTTTGAATACATCGCGCTCAAACACCCAGGATTCGGGGTGCTGAAAGGTTGGTCTGAATACCGTGTGCCATCCATCGGCAAACATACGTCACAAGCATCCATCAATGCGCTGTAATAGCGTTCGGCAATGAGACCCTGAGCGTCATACCTACCGATCGCCTCATTGCGCCCTTCGCCAAATGCGTTGTTGACAAAAGCCGCTTCAGGTTGCCCGTATAGGCGATCGGAAATGTTCCATACTCTTCCCCGCACGTTTTCCCAGGGGAGAGTTGCTGTAACTAATAGGCCAGCGACTATGGATGCCTTTACGGCATCTCTCACGCGCTCAGACAGCCTCTCAGCCGCTGCGGTTGCTTGCACTGCGAGAAGGAGAAGCGCCTCTTCTTCGTCCAGATCATCCTCTTCGCTGAATGTTGCTGACCCTTGCAAGCCACTTTGTCGCATAAGCTCTTGCTTTACGCTCAGTTGCCCCTGCCTATACATGCGGACAAAGATGTTCTCAATCCGATTAGCCAGCTCGCCAGTCAATGGCATTGCCAACGTGTTAATCTTCGATGCGTCTTCTCTGGTAATCGTGTTGCCAAACTCTTGTGATAGGATGTCAAGTTGTCTCGCGAACACATCGCGCCAGGTTCGTATTACCTCTTCCTCTGCGCTATCTAAACCCTGCTCGATGGCGTCAAAGTCAGTGAACCGCTCATGCTCGAAAGGGAGGCGTCGTTCGACCTCTGCAAACTGTTCGCTATTTTGCTCAACATTGTCGCTCGTTTTCTGTTGGTCTTTACGAACTCGCGTAATCATGTCTTTGACAGATCGCGTATTCTGCTTCTCTTTTGAGATGCCAATTCGACCCCTCAAGTAATCTTCCAGCGTGTCGTCAGGTTCCATTGCACCTGATTGCACAAGCTGGGCGACAACCGCAGAGATGGCAGCAAGGTCCGTCTTCTTTGTGCGCCCGCATTTCCATGTTGGATAGCCGCGCACGTTCTTGAAGTTCTTGTCCACCAGCGTCTTGATACCTTCGTTCTCGCCGCGATGCCCACGAGACACGACATTGGCAATGTCCTTGGTAATCGCTTCAAGGTTCATCAGGAACAGGTCTACCTTGTCACCAGACAATGCCCGTGTTCCAGAATTGGTTTCACCAAGGTTCAGGAATTCCATCATCATCGAACGCGCAATCAGTACGTCATGATGCCGGATGACTTCCATTGCGCCCTCGGCAAACGCCTGTCCGCCCTTAGGTCCAAGAACGGTAATGATTTGGTCAAGGTGTAAATCTGCATTGGCAATAGGGCCAAGATACAGATAGCCCTTCTCATTAACGCGATAGTCTTGCAAGTATTCTTTGAACGCATCTTCCTGTTCGGGAGTCGCGCCCTCTGGCAATGCGCCTACAAGCGTTCCCGCTCCAAGCTTTTCTAGCCCGATTTGCACAATCTTGTACAGCGAGTTCTTCATCAGCCAGTGTTTGTGAGCTCCACGAAGGAAACTCTCACCTTCAAAGTTCTCTCCGCGCTGGTTGAACGTAAACCGCAGCAAGTCTTTGCCGGGAATGTCGAAATAGGTATAGCCCTTTTTATCGTCCCACACATACTGCTTTACCGAACCGACATGCCCGTCTTTCGGGGTCCAGCCTTCAACAGTCCACGGCATACGCGGTGAGAATCTATCCCACACCGCTTGCCCGTCTTCGATCCTGTAGATGGGCTCAAACAACATGAAGCCGTACCACAGATAGTCAGAGGCCATGTCGATAAGCGATGTCTCGTGCGGCTCTATACACTTCTCGACAAACTGGGCGATGTCACGATCTTCGTTGCTGGGTTTCTTCTCGCCTGGGGCGAGATAAGGGACTACATTGAAATCCGATTGCCGAAGCGCAAGCCGGATGGAATTACACACGGCGGCGACTTCACCGTCGCCGCGCATCATTTGCTGAATACGCTCTATCGTCCAATCGGAGTTGTAATCATCCGAAAGAATCGTCGAAGGGATGAAAGGGCGCTGGATGATCCCCGAAGAGATCTCTACGCCAGTTCGACCTTTAGGCTTGTCCATTTAATACACATCCCTTGTCTTGGAAATAGATTCGCCGCCTGTTCTGATTGTGAGCCCGCCCAATGTACTGCATCGTTGTCGCCAGTGAGCGATAATCAGAGCATCGCCACAGTCAGGCGAGCGGGGAGGGTCAACAATCCTGATGCGGCCTTGCAGGTCTTCGTCATAGACATAACCAGCCAGGTCTGCTTTGAGCCCGTCGCGGTGTTCGCTTGGCATGATGGCAAACTCGGTTTCAATCATGCGTTCGCGCAACGACCACGCTGCTTCAATCTTTGTATTGTTGAATCGAACTTTCTTCTTAGCATTGCGCTGTGAGATAAATCCATGCGCCTTACACTCGTGTTTTTTAACGCGCAACCAATCGTATGGCCCGCCGCCTAACCCGTTTGCATCGACGCCGACTTTGCCGCCCCAATCTTTCCAGGTGGTCATAAACCACAGCTTGGCAAGCTCTAGGTTTGGTGTGTGCTTTCGGCGGATACCGTGGACAACATTGCCCCACAGTGAGAGAATGACAGACTTGTCTTTACCCTCTCGCGCAATATCCCAACCGAGGGATTTGTCTTTCTCGTCCTCGATGATGTCAGGAAGATCGCCACGTCTTCGGGCTTCGGCAATCGCATCGCCGCGATTACATGCTGCTTCAATGATCTCCAGCGGGAATACGGCGTTCTCGGCACTCTGTGGAAACTCGCCCAACACACGGGCTTGGTAGTAAGCTGAGCGTTCGCCCCACTTATCCCTTTCTTCCTCAACCCATGCGCGGCCAGCCATACCAGGGAAGATAGACTTGCCTGCAACATAGTTGGGGGTCTCTAGGGCAGAGATCTTAATGACATTGCGCAGGTTCTTTCGCTTGAGTTCTGGGTTCTTCAGATCAGTGCAGCGATCGTAGAACGGTCCTGATAGAGTAATCGGGTTTCCAATTATCAGCAGTCGATTATTGTCGTCTGCTAGGCACGATTCTTGTGCCTCTAGGATTTCATACTCAAGCCCCGACCCTTCTTCAGAAATGATGAGCAAATGCTTGGCATGAGTACCTTGGATGTTTTCGACGTTCTCTTTCTTCGCGCCAAAGATGCCGACATAGCATTTGTCAAATTGCCCAGGCCACGGAAAGAAATCATGCGTTTGCATCTTCCCGCCTAGCGTGACAGTGCCTTTGAAGCGCGAATGGACGCTATTGTACATCGTCTGCAATTCACGCCAGAACCCTTTCTGCAATTTCTCAAACTTCTGGCCGAAGACAGCAACGATAATGCCATCTTGGGGATTGTGGCTGTACATCCAAGCAAGGGTAATGGCAGCGGCGATATAAGTCTTGCCCGCTGCATTGCAGGAGGGCACGTAAGTCTGACGATACTTCCAGACAGACTCAATGATCTCTACTTGCTTAGACCACGGCTTTACGCCAAGGATAGGGAAGAATTTGAGCGGGTCTTTCTCGCATTGTGCCAAGGTGTCAACAAAAGATTGCTGATACTCCGCCATTGTCATGTCAGACAATCTATTCGCACCCTCCGGTGGCAACGTAGACATTCCATTGAATGGCTTCGACTACGCCCCACTTGCTGCGCACTTCCCATCGAATCAGGATGTTGTCTGTGCCATCAGAGATCTCGGGCGGTAGCCACGGATCATCTGGGCATACAACAGGGTCACAGGCTTTCTGCAAGATTTCCAGCGGATAGGGTGGTCGTGCCCATGGCCAATCAGCCAACACGCGGAATGTCTGCAATGAAACCCACTCGCCTGTAATCAGTTGGGCGTCTTTACCATATACATGGCCACGAGCGCCGTCTGAATTCCGTACATAGACGCGCATCTCGAAATCTTCGGACAGGCGATCAGTGTTCCACTTGTAGCGGAACATCCATTCGTCTTTGTAGAAGTCCTCATTAGATGGCCATACGCCAAAGTAGTTAAGTGCTTCGCCGTTATCGCAGCCTGTCGTGCGGGGGAACGGATCGAAATGAAGCAGCTCGCGTTCATCAACCAAATCGCCCTGTATCCAGAATGGATAGTTCAGAGTAAAGCCAGGCGCAGTTACGACAACATCAACAGCCGCTGATTTCATGCCACTGGTGATCACTACTCGATAAGCGCCCGCTTGAGTGTAGAGATGTTCGATGAATGTAGTATCCGTAAAGGTATCGTTAAGCCCGTCCCCAAAATCGACAACATGCGTTCCATCGCCACCGGCTACTGCCCAGTGAGCAACGAAACCACCTGCTTGTTCGCTAACTTCCCCCTCTTGGCTCAATGGCGATACGTCAAGCTGTGGTTGAAACAGCCCCATACAGCCACCGAGAACAAGCAAGAAAGCCAATAGCGGTAATGCTTTTACGGCTTTCATAATCACTCCATTGAATGTGGCAAGATTTGCCGGATTTGTTGCCGGATTGTTTTGAGGTCGCAGATTGCGAC